TACTAGATTTAATCTCTAAGGTAGAATCCATATACGTTTCTATAATATCATCAGAAGCAAATCTACATCTATCATTGATTAAGTGGGAAACATGTTTATATTTCATTGTAGACTTGATCCAAGACTTGATTCCAGACTTGATTCCAGACTTGATTCATACTCATTCCTCAGGATGAAGCTGAATCACATTATCACTTTCAATATCCTTGGATTCAACTAGACCAGTAAACTCTAGATGCCCATCAAACTCATAACCAAGACTCTTAAGCATTACTTCTACTTTTTCTAGAATAGAGTAATAAGTTACTTCATCAGAAATGGTAAATGTATGATGATATCTTTCACCTGCTATATCACTATTTGGATCTTCATTCTCATTATAGCGATTATAAGCTAGTGTGATTTGAATATTATCCATTTTTATTCCTCATATTTAGTTCAATCATATTAAATGTATCCCATATATTATCGTATAACTCAAATGTGATAGGAACATCTAGACGCATTTTTATAAGATTCTCTAAATCATTATAAATCTTCTTTTTTATAAGCATATCATTCATAGAATAAACAGCATAACTTATTTCACGACGAACTGGTTTCATAGACTTGATCCCAGACTTGATCCCAGACTTGATCCCAGACTTGATTATAGACTTGATTCCTGACTTGATTCCTGACTTGATCATAGACTTGATCATAGACTTGATCATAGACTTGATTCCTGAGTTGATTCGAGACTTGATCCCTGACTTGAATCCTGACTTGATTCATAAGAGTAGTCCGGACTTTTTAGGTCCGGACCTCAAGTGTCTTAAGAAGATCTGGATCAATATCGTAGGTCCAGGCGTTAGCGCTGAGCGCCGTCTGCATATCAGGTGGTACCGGCAGTGCAAAAGTTCGACCGGTACCGCAAAGTACCTTGAGGAACTTCTCCCGACCAATGTCAGGAATATCAACCTCCAGAAGAGTACCGATCTGAGGATCCTCATCCTGGTCAATCACAGTGGCATTAAGTTCATCAAGGATATGAACCCAACCAAGGATTTCACAAGCGGCTCGACGCTGCTCCATGTTTTCCCAGGTCAGTGCCATCTTAGCAGTCAGACTGGACTTGTTTTCAATCCATTCCGAAGGAACACGGACACCGTGCCAAGCATAGACGGCAAACCCATCAGCATAGAGAATGGCAGGACCAGTCTCGGAATGCAGTCGGTTGTCCTCATCCATCTTGATGTGGACTGGGCGATCCTGCACCACCGCTAGAGTATCATAGCAGGAAACCCAACCACAAGTCTTGGCAACAGCCCAGAGACCATCAAGCTTACCTTCAAGGTCAATACCAACTTCATTCTGCATGAAGTCATAGAAGGAAAGCCATGCGGCCTCATGAGAACCATACACACAGCTCTCAGTCACGGACCGATCGCCAAGGATCTTCTTGGCATGAAGTGGACCATTGGCAAACACGATCTTATCAGGTGCGCTAAGACCACCGCACTTATACAGAAGCTTTACAGCCTCTTCAGCCTGTGTAGGATCAACACGGTCGGTGGACAGACCGATCTTGATCCACTTGTCACGATAGACCTCTAGCATAGCTTCCTGAGCAGGAGTAAGCTTGTCGATCTTCTTCATAGTATAGACTCCTAGATTATATTAATGACAGACTGAAGAGGTGTAAGAGTTAGTCCTGAGCCCGACGGAAGCCCTCGGCAACATATTCACGCTGACGGCGAACAGTGTAGTTACCAGGAGGAACCAGAAGAGTCTCGTGGGTATCAAAGGAACGAAGGTGGTTGATTTCCGTAGGAGCCTCAACGGAGAGGAACATCTCGTAGAGGTCAACGTCCTTGGTACCAGTGGTCTTGTAGGCAGTCACACGATCAGCAACCATCACGTGGTCATGACCAGTTTCAGAATGGGCAACCACGATATGGTTACGCTCGTTGGGAGCAATGCGCTCCACGTTTGTAGGAAGAGTGTCGATCCGCAGAATGAGGAAGTCACCCTGGGCAGCCATACGAGTAAAAGTCTTCATGTTTTTAGTCCTTTCTGTGTTTTGGTAAGTATAGTTATATATCAAAGTGGAAGTTGTGTCAACCTATTTTTTAGGCGTTTGCCATCTCTAAAGCAGTCTCCAGAGCCTTGGTCTTCATGTTACGACCATTGCCGTACCAAGCAGACTGCAGTCGAGAATCCTGAGTACGACCAAGAAGATGATCGGCGGTATAGGTCACCGTGTTAAACAGCTGCCAGAAAGAACCACGGGCAAAGTCAGCACCAGGCTGAGTATCGACCACGGACAGAGCAACCTTAGCGTTCTTGCTCAGTTCCTTCTTAGCATCAGGACCACCAGCAACCGGGAACACACGCTTGAAGTAGTCAACCATGTTCTCGTTGGTGTAGCGCTTGGTGCCAAGGAATGCTGCCATTTCCTTGTACTTGGCAAGCTTCTCCTGGGCAATACCAAGCATCAGCTTCACGTTATCACCATTGAACTCACGGCGATGGCTGATCTTGACAAAGCGCTCTACCTTGGTGTTAAGAGAGAGCGTAAGAGTATTGTTGCAGACCACACGGATCGGAGTGAACCGAACGTCGGTGGAGAAGCCGTACTTGTGGAAGTTGGTGAAGTGCAGGTAGGACTCGACTTCATCACCACCGAACAGGTCGAACCCGTCCTTAACCTTTGCCAGAGCCCAGACAATCTGACCATCGGCCAGAGAGCCGGCGGTGTGCATTTCCATGTCACCCTCGGCGATGAAGTCGTTGAAGAACTCAAACGCCTCAGAGTTCTGCACCGGATTCCAGTCGTTCGACACGATATCCAGGATCTTATTGTCCATCTTACGAACAAGAGCAGAGCGACCAACGTCGATGTTCTTACCACCAACCTTAGCATAAGCCTTGATCTTCTCCACCTCCCAGTTGAGACCTGCAGCCTCAAGCATCTGGACGGGAGTCAGGTCGGCAGGAACTTCCGTGCCAAGACCGTGCCAAGGCTTAGCACCAGCATATGCCATCTGAGCCTTACCGTTGATCATTTCGATATTGTGAGCCATTGTCTTCCTCTTTTGTGTTGATAGTCGGATTTTATATCAAGTCAGATTAAAGTCAACCATTTTTTTGTAACCAGAGATGGGAGAGAATCCACCAAGAACTTCACCCTTCTCAGTCATAAGAACAGACTCAAGACAAGCTCTTTCCATATAGATAAGAGCTTTTTCCTTAGAGTCAAAGTCTTTAGTATAACCAAAGTTAGTAAAACTTACCAGATACATCATTCTTGATCCCAGACTTGATCCCAGACTTGATTCCTGACTTGAACCCAGACTTGATTCTTACCTTGATCCCAGACTTGATCCAAGACTTGATTCCTGACTTGATCCAAGACTTGATTCCAGCCTTTGTTCCAGACTTGATCCAAGACTTGATTCCTGACTTGATTCTCGACTTTATTCATTACCTTATACCATCCTTATTCGGTCATGAACCATTATATCAAGTCTGGGGTAAATGTCAATAGGTTTTATGAACCGACAAAGCGGGCAATGACAGTCATCTCAGCGTTGGTCAGCTGAGCCTCAAACGGACCCTGGTGAGCCAGACGGTCAGCGACTCGAGCAACCTCATTGGAGGCCACATCGTCCTTGGTGGTCTTGGCGAAGGCGTACATGCGGGACAGAACGGTCGAGATATCCATATCGGTAGTCTCCTTGTTATAACTTAACCTATAACCTAATCTGAGATTAAAGTCAACCCCTCAGTCGAGATAAGACGGCTTTTCCGTCCGGTTCCACTTCTTGCGCTTCTTGCGGCCGGGGGCGCCATCGTAGTACCCATCGGTGCCGAACGAGGTGGTGCCGAACTCCTCGAGGTTGGTCTTCCGCAGGTCACCCTTGCGGTACTTGTCCCTGGAAGTGTGGTAGCGCCCATCGGACGCCACGGTCACGTTGGTCTTGGTCTTGTCGCCGGAGAACACGGTCATGGTAGGCCTTTCGTTGGTGTCGTTGGTATGACTTAACTTATATCTTAATCTGAGATTAAAGTCAATAGGGAAAGTCAGTCGATCAGATAATCCGCCCGGAGGGCAGCCAGCGCCTCCTCGACCGAGTCGAAGTGGTGGTGGAGGTCGGGGTAGCCCATTTCCTCCCAGGCGGGCATAGCCCAGGACTTCTCCGACATGTTCCAGTAGGACTCCACCTCGATGGTGAACTTGCCGTCGTAGTAGTCGCCTTCGGCGGAGATGCGGATGTCCGTGCGGTTGGGCAGGTAGGTGGGGAGGTTGGTCATGTTCAGTTCCTCATTCATCATATGTACCTTATAACCCCATATGAGATAAAAGTAAACCCCTGCTTTGTCAATGGGTTAGGCTTAAGTCATTGATATCATTGAGGAAAAAATCTGCATTTTTTTCAAAAAAGTTTGAGCCCTAATGATATCAATGGGATAGGTGCTAAAAACGTCCCTGATCGTCCTAAGCGATCCTAGCGGTAGGATAACCCATCCACAGTGGCTTAGGTCGCCGAGAAACGTCGTGAGCACCTAACCCATTGATATCATTGACTTTTATAAAACGGCTAACCCATTGAAAAGATTAGGTTTTACCATCTTAGTACCTCGAGAAGGGCTCGACCTCGAGGTGGGCTGAAAAAAGTTTTGGACGACCGAAAAAAGTTTTTATAAGGATTTCAATGGGTTAGGATATCAACCTGGCTAACCCATTGATTTTGTTTGGTTGACTTTTAAAGTGATCGGTGGTATAAGAGACCTATGATGAATGAGGTGCTCATGACCTACCCCGACGATTTCGACCTCGAGGTCTCCTGCGAGGAGGCTTACGAGCCGACTGCCGCCGATCTGGCGGAGTACGAAGAATACCTCTCCACCCTCGAAGATAACCGTTGACTTTAATCCCAGAATGGGATAAGGTCTGACTATACACTTACAAAGGACACTGACATGCCCCGTGGCATCCCCAAGAACGGCTACCGCAAGACCCGTACCGCTAAGACGGATAAGATCGCTAAGATCATGAACGTGACTCAGCCCACCGAGCCCGTCATTGTTGAGACCGACGAAGAGATCGAGCAGAAGCTGACCGATCGCTTCGAGATCCTGTCCGATATGACCAATGCTGCAATCGACGGTGACGTCCGTGCGCTGATCGTGTCCGGTCCTGCCGGTCTCGGCAAGTCCTTCACCGTCGAGAAGGCGCTCGAGGCTTGGGATCCCAATGCCACGTCCCATCGGATCGTGAAGGGTTACGTCAAGGCTCCGGCGCTCTACAAGCTGCTGTATCAGCACCGTTCCGCTGGTTCGGTGCTCGTGTTTGACGACGCCGACGATGTGTTTCTTGATGAGACTGCAATCGGTCTGCTCAAGGCGGCTCTGGACACTACCGACAAGCGCATCATCTCGTACATGACCGAGGGTTCGCTGATCGACGAAGAGACTGCCGAGCGTATGCCCAAGAGCTTCGAGTTCCGTGGCACGGTCGTGTTCATCACCAACTACGACTTCGATGCCATGATCGACCGTGGCTCCAAGATTGCACCGCATCTGTCGGCTCTGGTGTCTCGTGCCCACTATATCGACCTGGCAATGAAGACTCAGCGTGACTACCTCATCCGTATTCGGCAGGTGGTCAAGCAGGGTCTGCTCAAGAACATCGGTCTTTCAGATGATGCTCAGGACGATGTGGTTCAGTTCATCGAGAAGAATGCCTCTCGTCTCCGTGAGCTGTCTCTCCGTATGGCTCTCAAGATCGGCACCCTTCGCCGCAAGGATGATGGGCGTTGGATGAAGCGTGCCATTGTCACCTGCTGCAAGAACTAAAAGGAATACCTATGATTAATAGACCAAACTTCTTTACTGTAGCATGCTCTTATGGTGCTACTGGTGAAGGTCAAACTTATATGGTACTTTTTACGTTTGCTTTAAATAAAGCAAAGGCTCTTCAAAAGTTCAGTAAAGAGTTTAATCCATACTATGCTCAAGGTGCAACTGTATATGATGGTTATTATTTTGACTTTGAAGGTGCACCATTTCTGATTACAGATGCTCTCCGAAAGGCTATGGAAGAATGGCCTGAGTGCTATATGGAATACAAAGCTTCATTTGCTGTTAACTTCTCGTAGGAGTCATCATGCTTACTAAACAAGATCTAGAAGATATCTGGAACAATAAGCCTCATGGTTACTTCACAAATATGATGAAGAACATGAAAGGTAAAAAGAAGTACAAAGTTCTCTGTACTGCATATGAAGAAGTTGATATTGCAAAGGAAGAGTCTGTTGTCTTTGCTAAATCTGGCGATGAAGCAATCCGACTAGCATCCAATGAACTCAGACATAGCATTAATAAGACTCTAGGTAAAGGTACCTCTTCCAATGTGAAGTTTAGATATAAGGTTGAATGGATTAGTTAACTAAAAAGGGGAGCCATTAAGCTCCCCTTTTCTTTATTTATTCACAACCGTTTTGCTCTCACCTTTGCTAATGATAACTTTATCATTGTCCACATGGACTTCCATAGGTTCTTTTTCTTTAAGAGTATTCACGAGTTGCTCTAATATTCTCATTTCAGGTTTTTCTTCTTTTTCTTGTTTACCAGTAATACCGGTAACCATAGCTATAAGTGCCATAACTGCTGTAGAGACTAGACCTATAACGGCCGTAAGTGCTTCTTTTTCAAGATAGGCACTAGCACCTACACCAACACAGACAAGAAGAACGATCCAGGGGATCGCTGTTTTACCTATCACTTTAGAGGCAACTTCCTTAGATGTGGAGTTTGCCTCTATTCTTTTGAGCTCAATTTGTGCTTCGGTTTCGAGTTTGCGGATAGAGTCTTTGTGTTCGGACATATAAACTCTCCTTCGCTGCCCGAACTTATTTATCCAAAGATTTCTAAGACTCTTTCTTTATAGTCATCTCTATTCTTGACAAAAACCTGAGTTTCATAATCATCATTTGCTATGATAATAACTATTTGTGGGAACTTAAGGTCAGTCAACTCTTCAGCCATAATAGAATAAGTTGTGGCTTGAATGAAGTAGTTCTGAATCCACTCTTCCTTTTTCTCTTTTTTGGAAGTCTTGAAGTCAACAATGGAGTTGATTCCATTATATTCTGCCAATAGATCCGATGTACCTGCAGCCTTTAATACTTTTGAATAAAGCATAGATTCAATGCCATAGACCTTACTTACATTTTTAGCAAGAATAGGTTTGATGGTATTGAACATCATCATATTAAATGGCATGACTTTACGAGAATCAATCTCCACATTCATGAGATAATCCTCACAAAGTTTATGGATTGCGGTACCTCTATTAGCTGCTAGTCTAGAGACTTTTTCGACTTCTGCTGCACCGACTCGAGCTTTCCAGAGTTCTAGCCCAGACTTATCTAACTTCTCCCCTAATACTGTAGTGACGGAAGGAAATACTCCATCTGGTGTGATGTAGTATCTCTTTCCGTCTTTTTCAGTACGCTCTAGTGGTGCTAGATTTAGTAGTTCATGTTTAAACATTATTTAATCCCATGGTGCTTTAAACATTGGAGCCCAATGCGTAGGCTTATCCTTATCATCATGACCTTCTGAGTATTGAGCCTGTTCGGTGGTACCTGAATAATACCACCGATTCAATCCAGGATATAGTCTACCAAATCTAATCCATTTTCTATGTTCATTAGCAACTATAATAAACCCATGCTCTCTAGGAACATAAGTTTCAATAGGACTCCAATCAGGCTGCAATCCCGAGTCGGTCTTTTTCAATAATATAGTCACGTACTAGATCACTCCTCAAAATATCATTCTTATTAAACTCAACAAACTTAAAGCTCTTTATACCACGAATAATCTTCATAAACTGAGGTAGACCATTCTTTTCTTTTTCATTGGTGAAATCAGACTGTGTAAAGTCACCAGAGAATATAATCTTGCAGTTCTTTCCTACACGTGTAATGACTGAGTCAAGTTCGTGGAGTGACGCATTTTGCATCTCGTCTACTACAATGATACAGTCATTTAGAGTAATACCTCTAATGAATGAGGTAGAAATAAACTCGATTATATTCTTTTGTTTTAGATAGTCATAGGCATCACCACGTTTAAAGAGTTCGGAACAAATTGCATAATATGGAGCTTCATAAACTTTAGCTTTTTCCTTATTATTTCCTGGCAAGAAACCCATATCTCTTGTCGGTACTACCGATCTTACAATATAAAGTTTTTTATAGGGAGAATCTTCACTTAGTATTTGATTGAGTGCCAGATACATGGAAATATAACTTTTTCCAGTACCGGCAATACCATGAAGCATTAGATTTTTACCTTGACCATAAGCATTAAATGTAAGCTTTTGATTTTCAGTCAAAGGATAAACATCTTGAAGATTAAAGTTAATCTTTTCTCCTATTGCTCCATTGTTCTCTCTGATTTGTCTTTTTTCTTTACGACTTAGTCTCTTCTTAGGCGGTGCTGACATGCAGTGAACCTTTACTAGTATAGTTCACGATTACACCTAGAATGTGTTTATCGAGCTTTTGGTAATACCCCTAGAATGATGCTTTTTAATATCTTTTAGTCTGTCTCTAAAAGCATCATCGGGTTTCTTTAGACCTAGTCTGATTGGATCCCCGATAGAAGGTGCACCGTGAACAAGTTGAATAATATGTGGATTATCCTCTAAGTACTTGTCCCTTTCAGTTATTGACATGAAGAGCTCTTGCTCCTCATCCGTATTTATATCTTTGAACATGTAAGTTGGCATTAGTCTTCCTCATCTTCTTCTAGACGCATTAGGTCATTGATATTTTTGGAACGTAGAGCATTAGCAAGTCGTTTGTTCTTTCGTCGTTCTCGATCTCTTAGAACATTCTCATAATATTCATCTTCATCATAACCATCATGATCTTTATAGATTTTCTTGCTTTTGCTCATGGAAGTAGACCTGGAAATGCCTCCTGAATAATGTCTGGCGTAATGCCAGGGTATGGTAGATGTTTGTCTTTAAT